AGCGATTCACGTCTTTAAGATCAGGATCAAGCCACTCAGGCATCACATTAATACTAATTGTTGTAAGAGACTTTCCTGGATAAGTCCAGATATATCCGTGGCTAGTAATAACGAAATCATCTTTTTGATGCCAAAAAAAGTTGTAGCTCGTGTCACTTAACCAACGAAGAGCGCCAAGATTTTTTGCATGAATCCACAACTTAAACACACGATCATCAAGCCAGTTTTTTGAGATTGGGTAAGTAGGATTGTCGTGACCCAACCACAATTCACCATTTGTATACCAAAGATCAATTTCAGCATCAAATTCGTTACTTAATGCTTTGTCAATTTGTTCTGGAGAATTTTCTACTGCTTCATCGGGACCAAGAAATAGACCTCTATGCGCAATTAGCTTCATTATGGTCTCCGGAAATAGATATTGGCTTCTGTCTTAAATTCAGGATGATCATAAGTTACATCAAACACAAAGCCTTTATCAGTTAGCCAAGCAGAAACGCTATCGTAAGAATTATCCACACCTTTATACAGCGGAACATTATAAGAAACTTCTACTACACCAGCATGTACAATATCAATATAATCACCAAGACTCTTAAGAACATTGAAATCGCTGCCCTGCGCATCAACATGGAGGTAGTCAATCTGAGTGATATTGTGCATACGGCAGAAGTCATCAAGACGAATAGTCATAACAGACTGTTTGCCCGTATAGTGAAAGTCAAATCCACTCCACCTTTCGGAAACATTGTCAGTAAAATCATTAAGAGAACTGCAACCCCAATCTTGCCAACCAGCAACATTAAACGTAGTAAATCTGTTCTCAATATCAACAGCAAGAGGGATAATCTTTACTCTGCTGTCATTTCCATACTTTTCATTGAGCAACTTGACCAATTCTACAGTGGGCTCAAAGCCGTATAGAACCATATCATTTTGAGTAAGATAATTAGGAGTATCCGTTCCTTGATTCATACCAACTTCAATAACAGTTCTCATATACAATTCCTTAATAATAATCTTTTTTATCGCCTCTACGTAATACGTATTGGACTATCTTTTCTTGGTTGATAGGCAAATTAAAGTTTTTCATAGAATTTAGAAGCAGTCTATGCGGAGGAGTTTCGTGACTATCTTCGAATTTCGGATTATAAAATTCTTGCATAATAAATTCAGACATATTGACGATATTATCTCTCTTAGATAAGAATATCCAGTCATTAGGAAATGTATTAGCAGAATCAATAGTAACAACATTTGGATCAAAATTAACTGGATAGTCCACATAAACTAGATCGCATCTAGATTTGACAACAATATCATACTGCCAGCCCTGTTCTTTTTCTTGCTGAATCATCATTTCAACAGCTTGTCTGAACTTTAAATACTGATAGTAGGTACTTTCATGATCTTTGTGTCTAGGATCAACAGCGTCAGGAACCTTATAGTTTTCAGAGTTATCGTCAATAAGCACCTTTTTAAGATTAAGACCGCTAAACAATTCAAAAATACGCTGATTGTCTAGAATCTCATCATCTTGATATCCGAACTTGCCTTGAATATAAGGATGATAGTTATAACGACGGTTATACGTAGCTAGAAAGATATCAGCAGTATTACCAAAAACATTAATAAAACTATCTTTAGTTTGGTCCCATGTTCTTACATTTCCAGACAGTAATATAGCTATTTTCATTCATGATTCTCCGATAGAAAATAATTAAGATCTTCAGGGGTGCCGATACCCCACATCTTATCAATAGTTTTCACACGAATCTTTTTGCCGTCTTCAATAGCCTGGTTAAACACAGGACAGACATAAAATTCGTTATTAACACGAATATTTTTTTCGATCATCTGTTCAGCATACTTAACGTAATCTGATCCTTTAGACCAATAATAAACACCAACAGTAGCAAGATCAGAGATTACTTTCTTTTCAGCAACTTCAGAAACGAAACCTTCCTCGTTTAGTTTGGCGTAAGACCATTTAGGATGAGTAGCATTAAATGTAAGAATACCACCGTCTATAGAATCAGCATTGAATGCATACATGACTTCATTTGAGTTCCATTCAATAAATTGATCAGAGTTTGCCATAACCAGAGGCTGATCGTTGTCAATAAACTCTTTGGCAAGAAGAGTAGTGCAAGCAGCGCCTTCGGTTACACCATCAACTAGAACAATCTTGCAGTTAGGTGCAATCAGGTTTAGAAGATATTTCAGATTGTATTTTTCGTAATGCTCTTGCTGACAGATAAAGATATAATTGGCTTCAATATTCAGATTCTCAACAACAACCTGAATCATAGGCTTTCCGCGAACTTCAATTAAAGGCTTTGGGAAAGTATAACCAGCCTGAGCAAACCGACTACCAGCACCAGCCATAGGAATAAGAACATTCAGCTTATTATCTCTCCAAGGAAGAGATTTGTTTCCTTTACCTTCAATTGTATTCATAAGATCTTTAATCCTTTGTTGCATAAATTCAGAATTAACTTCTTTGGCATTTTCTACAGCCAGAAGATGCGCGCCTGAATCAAGAGCGCCTTGTCTGCCAATATGACTATCTTCGATAATGATTGTATCTTTTGGAAGAGCATTAAGCGCAATCATACATTTCCAATACATTTCAGGATACGGCTTTGATCTAGTTACATCCTCATTAGAAACATAATAATCAACATACTCTAAAACACCAATAGCCATAAGAGCGAGCTTCACAGTTTCTCTAATAGAATTAGAAGCTACAGCAATCTTATATCCTTGATGCTTAATCCAGAGGAACATATTTCTAAGAAAATGTTCTTCACCAAATTGCTTAATAAGCTCAAATGTTGCCGTCTGTTTGTGTTCCCAAACATAATCATATTTGTCTACAGGCAATCCTTTACGCTCAGTAAGCATTTTCAACTTACGAGTTGTAGACAATCCATCGTATGTACTAAGATGTTCTTCTCGTGAAATTACGTACTTTGGATCAACTGACGACAACGCCTCATTGAGTGCATGATAATGTAGATCTCTTGATTCAATTAATACACCGTCAAGATCAAAGATAATCAGTTTATGCATTACATACCTCTAAAATATCATCTACAGTATTTGAGATAGAATGATTTTGTACAAGATAATCACGATTAATATTCATTTCTGTATCGTGAACACCTTGGAAATTTATCATATAATCTAATAGCTGTTGATCATTATCATAAACAAAACCATAATCAGACAACAGTTTAGCGCCAGCAATATTACGAGCAGCCCAAGGAGTTCTATTCGCCATAGATTCTAATATAACCAGACCAAACCCTTCTGAATGCGAATTCATAATATAAAGATCAGCCTCAGAAATAGCAGAAAGAACATCTTCTCTAGAATCTAGCATAATAGATTTTACTCTATAGCTGTTTGGTGGCTGCATACCATTTCTGTTATCATATCCTGTAAGTACCAGAGTCACATCATCACGATTAAGACGATTGAATACTTCTATAAGCTCTGGCATAGCTTTATTAGGCCAGAACCCGCCGCAAGACAAGAACATATATTTTGTTGTGATATTATACTTTTCTCTAAACCCTGGAGAACCCATAGAGTTGCGAATATCAATTCCGTGAGAAACCTGAACGCCTTTATATGCAGAATTCTTTGCGTATAAGAAATCCCAATCTTCATGGGTAGAACAACCAATATAAGGAATATTCTCTAAAGCAAAATCATGTATTGGGGCTTCTTTAGGGAGAATAATTAGGAACAATATTGGTGAGGGGATTTTAGCGCAGTTACTAAGAACAAAGTCTTGAACACCTACTGTAGCACCATGAACTACAATAAGGTCCCATTTTTCCAATAATACATTTGCATCGCTGGTTACTCGAACGCCATTTAATTCGCCTTGATGCTCTCCAGCAAAAACAGCAGCAATGTGGCCTCGACGAAGGGTTTCTTCAGCCATATCTCGAACATAATTTTCTGAACCACCGGGAAACGGTGCATAAC